AAGGCTGAAGATACTGCAGAACCAGAAACAGAGTATCAAATGTATTCTGATGATGGCTCTGTTAACTATGAAACAGCTAACGAATTGTATGGTGAACAACTAGGTAATACATTTAAAGATAATGGCATAGATCCATTTGCAATGAACAAACATTTTGCAGAGAACAATGGTACTTTGTCTGACGAAATGTATGACCAACTAGGTAATGCTGGTTTAAATAAACAGTTGGTAGACTCATATCTAAATGGTTTACGTGGTGAGCTAGGTTATGAAAATGCACAACCAACCTTAAGTGATGTAGAAATCAACGAAGTAAAGGCAATAGCCAATGGAGAGGAGGGATATAATTTACTTATGGAATGGGCTAGCAACAACTTAGAGAAAGAAGACATACAAAATTATGATAGTGTGTTAGCCACAGGAAATAAGACAGCTATAAAATTTGCAGTGAAAGCACTTATGGGACAGTATGAAGATGCCAACGGACGTGATTCTAAAATAGTTACTGGTAAACAATCACCTCAAGAGACTTACAGAAGTATGGCAGAGGTTGTAAGAGATATGAATAAACCAGAGTACACATCTGATGAAGCGTTCAGAGATGATGTCATTAGAAAACTATCCGCATCAAACTTAAAAGTATAGGAGATTAATCATGCCAATGGGTAAGGGGACTTACGGAAGTAAGAAAGGTAGACCAGCAAAAAAAGGCAACGGTGCTAAAAAGTTAATGGCTAAAAACCCAAAGATACCACCAAAAGTAGCTAAAGCCATTGCTAAAAACATGAAGAAAAAAAAGTGATGAAGCCCTGTACGTGTAAACATAAATGAAACTAACTACTCGCCAACAGAATACTTTAAAAAAACATTCTGAACATCACTCTGCAAAGCACATGGCTTTTATGAAGAGATTGATGAGGCAAGGTGTCTCATTCTCACAGGCACATAAGAGGGCACAAGCCAAGGTAGGTAAGTAATGCCTAAGAAAAAAAGTGTTAGCTTGTCTCTAGGTAGAGGTGAGAAATCCCGTAAGGGTGGTCTTACTGCTAAAGGTAGGGCTAAATATAATCGTGCAACTGGTTCTAAACTTAAGGCTCCACAACCTCAAGGAGGTGCACGTAAGCGTTCTTTCTGTGCCCGTATGAAGGGTAACAAAGGGCCAATGAAAGACAGCAAGGGTAGACCTACAAGGAAAGCTCTTGCATTACGAAGATGGAAATGTTAATCATGCCAAAGAAAAAGAAAAAGTCTAAACCAACAAAGAAAAAGGGGTACTAACATGGCTGCCAAGAGAGGACTTTATGCAAACATCCACGCCAAACGTAAGCGTATCAAAGCTGGTTCTGGTGAGAAGATGAGAAAACCAGGGAGCAAAGGAGCTCCCACCGCTGCCAATTTTAGAAGGTCAGCAAAAACCGCAAAAAAACGTAAAAAGAAATGACACACAACCACAACAATGACAAGTGGCACGTAGCTGAAGAGCTCAATGGTCGCCTTGCAATGATAGGAGTAGTAGCTGCTATAGGTACATACTTCTTTACAGGTCAGATTATACCTGGAATTTTATAATCAACATGCTCCCATAAGAGGTCGGCTCTAGCTGGTGGGAGCATTATAACCTCGTACATTTTACATATTTATACACATGGCTGCAATCTCATTACAAAGAGAAACAACCAATAAGTGGCAAGAGTTATGTAAGTGGGTTACAAGCACAGACAACAGACTATACGTTGGTTGGTTCGGTGTACTTATGATCCCTGCATTACTTACAGCTGCAACCTGTTTTATTATCGCCTTCATAGCTGCTCCACCTGTTGACATAGACGGGATACGTGAACCAGTTTCTGGCTCTCTACTCTATGGAAACAACATCATCTCTGGGGCAATCGTCCCGTCATCAAACGCAATCGGTCTGCACTTCTACCCAATCTGGGAGGCTGCAACCATTGACGAATGGCTCTACAATGGTGGGCCATACCAACTTATCGTATTCCATTTCCTCATCGGTGTCTCTGCTTATATGGGACGACAATGGGAACTTAGTTACAGATTAGGTATGAGACCTTGGATAGCAGTAGCATACTCAGCTCCAGTCTCAGCAGCCTTTGCTGTATTTCTTGTCTACCCTTTCGGGCAGGGGAGTTTCAGTGATGGTATGCCTCTTGGTATTTCTGGTACTTTTAATTTCATGTTTGTATTCCAAGCCGAACACAATATCCTTATGCACCCGTTCCATATGCTCGGTGTTCTTGGGGTATTCGGTGGTTCTCTTGCCTCTGCTATGCACGGAAGTCTTGTTACTTCTTCTCTTATCAAGGAGACAACTGCATTGGAAGCTCAGAACTATGGTTATAAATTTGGACAGGAAGAGGAGACATATAACATCGTTGCAGCTCACGGCTACTTCGGACGTTTACTTTTCCAATATGCAAGTTTTAACAATTCTCGCTCTCTACACTTCTTTCTGGCTGTTCTCCCCGTGGTTGGCATATGGTTTACCTCTATGGGTATAGCTACTATGGCATTTAACTTAAACGGTTTCAACTTCAACCAATCAGTTGTTGATGCAAACGGGAAGGTTATTCCCACATGGGCTGACATAGTTAACAGACAGAACCTTGGATTTGAGGTAATGCACGAGCGTAACGCACATAATTTTCCACTAGACCTTGCATAGATTTACATTAATTTTAACTTTAATTACAAATCTATTTATCATAGCTGGTGTCACTAGACACTGGCAGCCACGTCCGTTCATCCTTCGGGACGCATGCAATCAGATCATGGAACGGGGGTCTGATACTGAGGTATATTATGACTCAAGTAGAACTACAAGCTCGTCTTAAAGAGCAGAAGGATCATGCTAGAGCTATGAAACTTAAGTATCGTGGCATCGCATATACACCAAACAGGTAAATGGCATACAGGGAGGTTCGAGTCCTCCCTTACCTATTGGCATCAGCCTCTACGGAGATACCTAATGCCGTCATGACGGTGGGATAGACCACAACATCAGTATGAGTCTTAACTGAAACAAATAAGATTCCAACAAAACTAGATCTAGAAACGATAATTAATACCTTATAAAAATGGCACAACAGTCAACAAATAACCCAGCTTCACAAACCTTTCTGGGTAGAATAAATACAGCGACAAACGCTACAAACAACAGAGACCTTTATTTAAAGCTGTTCTCAGGTGAGATGTTTACTGGATTCCAGAGGGAAACTATCGCACGTGACTTAGTCATGAAGCGTACGTTAACCAACGGGAAGAGTTTGCAGTTCATCTATACTGGTCGCACAAGTGCGGAATACCACACACCTGGAAACAGTATATTAGGAAACTCTGACAAAACTCCTCCAGTAGCAGAAAAAACAATTACAGTCGATGACCTATTAATCAGCTCGGCTTTTGTTTATGAGCTAGATGAGACACTAGCACACTATGAATTGAGAGGAGAGATCTCTAAGAAGATCGGCTATGCACTTGCACAAAAGTACGATAGACTAATCTTCAGAGCTATTGCTAAAGGTGCTAGACAGGCATCTCCAGTATCACTAACCAACTTCGTTGAGCCAGGTGGTACACAAATCAGAGTTGGTGCGGGTTCTAACGCAGACGATGCTCTTGATTCAGCTAAATTAGTTACAGCTTTCTATGATGCTGCAGCTGCTTTAGATGAAAAAGGGGTGAGTGATGACGGAAGAGTAGCCGTATTAAACCCTAGGCAATATTATTCCCTCATACAAGAGGCAGGCTCTAACGGTTTAATTAACAGAGATGTACAAGGTACAGCTTTACAGAGTGGAAACGGTGTAATTGAAATTGCAGGTATCAGAATCTTCAAGTCAATGAACGCTCCATTCTTCTCTAAGTATGGTACAAAGTATGCACCTGCTAGTGGTGCTTCAGCTGCTACTGACCTTGATACAGTAGATCCTGGAAATACAGGTTCATTTGTATCTGAGGCAATTGAAACAGCTACAACAGTTACAGGCAACAACTACGGAGCTCGTCAGAACTACGGTGCTGCTTCTAACTTTGCAAACACATGCGGATTAATATTCCAGCGTGAGGCTGCAGGTGTAGTTGAAACTATTGGCCCACAGGTTCAAGTAACTTCTGGGGACGTTTCTGTAGTTTACCAAGGCGATGTCATCCTAGGAAGACTAGCTATGGGAGCAGACTATGTAAACCCAGCAGCTTGTGTAGAATTGTTCGCTGGAACAACTACAAAGCCAGCTGCTTTCTCATAACTATTTATTTATATGGGGGCTTAGTCCCCCTTTTTTATTATGTCAGTAATATCTTACGGAGTGTCTACCGAACTAGATGCTGTAAACTCAATCTTGATGAGCGTTGGAGAATCCCCAGTTAATACTATAACTAATGTGCAAAGCCCCGAAGTGGTTATGGCACAGACTACTCTAAGGCAAGTCTGCCGTGAGATACAATCTGAGGGATGGTCATACAACACAGAGAATGAGTATCCTATTGACACCGATACCAACAACCAAGTGGTAGTTCCTAATAATATACTACAGATGGATCTTAATATATTCCAACATGGAAAAGATTATGATGTAGTAAGACGTAGTGATAACGGTGTAGCCAAAGTGTATGATAAAAAAGGTCATACATTTACATTTACAAATGTTAGTAAATTATTTTTTGATGTAATATGGATGATAGATTTTGAAGATCTACCACAACCATTTAAAGATTACATCACCGCTAGAGCCTGTAGAATCGCCTCTAACCGTATGGTAAACAACCCGCAGTCTGCTAAGTTACTTGAAGCTGATGAAGCCTATGCAAGAGCCACTGCACTTGAGTACGATGCAAAGCAAGGCGACTATAATATCTTTAATGATTTCCAATATCAACAAGATGCAAATACCGTGTATCGTCCATTTAAAGTATTGAGAAGAATGTAATGCCAACAGTAAATCAACGTATCCCAAACTTTCTAGGGGGTGTATCTCAACAGCCAGATAAAATTAAATTTCCAGGACAGGTAAGGGTATGTGATAATGCTGTCCCAGACATAACATTTGGTTTAAAGAAACGTCCAGCTGGAGAGTTTGTTAAGACTTTAACTAACGCAAACAACACAGGATTTTGGTACGAAATTTTGAGAGATGGTGACGAAAAATATATTGTACAAATGACACCCGCTGCCAGTTATTCTGGTACAAAACCTATACGTATATGGGATCTATCAACTGGTGTAGAACAAAGTCTTACTAATAGTAATGGGGATTCTTTATTTCAGTACATGCAACAGACAGGTACACATAAAGAATATTCAATACAAACTATACAAGATTATACGATTATATGTAATCCACAAAAAACAGTAGGTACTACTGGAAATACTTTTTCACCTATCCATAGCGGGGACTATTCTTATGCTAGGCTTGATACTGTGGCTTATAATACTGAGTATATATTATATTCTGGTACAGCACCTGCACCTAATACTTACTTCAGAGTAACCTCTGTTAAAGTAGACAGGATTGTTGGAGGCAGTGCACAAGGCCCAACCTTTGATGACACAAACGAAGACCAAAGTAAATCTGGTACATTGACGTGGTCATTCTCTGGAGGTAGTGCAGTTAGTACCAGTGGTGCACAAGTAGGTGGTGCAAATATTACAGAAAATATTGAGGGCAGTTTACAAGTTAACGGTAATAGTTTTATTGCTAATAATATAGCAAACTATGACGGAACTGGTACAACTCAACAGGATTTTTTAGGATATACTCAAGATTATGATGTTAGATATACTGCTACAGTAACCCTACAAGACGGTGGTTTAATTAGGACTACTAATAAATCTACTGCAGAAGGACTATTTATAGACATTAGTTTAGAGGGAGAAACTTATAGAATATCAGTTGAAGCTGTAGAACCAGTAACTACTTACAGAGATGTATCTGGTATAGCTTATTTTAAATCTCCAAAAAATCCAGACAATGGTGTGTTAAGTATGGCAACCATTCTAAGAGGTCTAAAAGATAAAGTTAATAGTGATTTATCTAACGTAACTGCTGAAGTTATAGGTAGTGGTTTGTTTATGCACGGTTCCGCTGCAGATGGTGTTAACTTTCTTGGTGGTGCTGTCAATGAAAACATGAGTGTTATTGGTCAAAAGGCACAGGATATTAGTAGATTACCTGCTATGTGTAAACACGGGTATGTTGCTCAAATAGCTAACACTGCTGACTTAGACGTTGATGATTACTATGTAGAGTTTATAGCTGATAATGGCGTGTCTGGAGCTGGTAGCTGGGAAGAATGTGTTAGACCACATAACTTTTCATCTAATAGTGACCCCATGATTAAGGGTTTAGACCCCGCAACAATGCCACATGCACTTATAAACAACCGTAATGGTACGTTTACATTTGTTAAATTAGATGAAGCTACAGCAAATTCACAAAATAATGAAAATTATTGGAAAGATAGAGTAGTAGGAGACAACGCATCTAACCCTTTTCCTACATTTAACGGGGCAGAAATACAGGAAATATTCTTTCACAGAAATAGATTAGGGTTTATTGCGGGTGAAAACATAGTAATGAGTAGACCTGGGGGGTACTTTAACTTCTTTATTGTGTCTGCTATATCCACCAGTGATGATAACCCCATAGATATAACAGTATCTGATGTAAAACCTGCGTTTATTAATCATACATTACCTATACAGAAAGGTTTATTGATGTTTAGTGATAACGGTCAGTTCTTATTATTTACTGAGTCAGATATATTTAGTCCTAAAACAGCTAGATTAAAAAAGGTAGCAAGTTACGAATGTGACTCTACCATACAACCTGTAGACCTTGGTACATCCGTACTATTTACATCTAATGTATCAGCCTATGCTAGAGCATTTGAAGCTACAATATTAGATGATGATACACCGCCTAATATAACAGAACAGACTAGAGTAGTTCCAGAATTTTTACCAAAAGATATAACTAAATCTGCTAACTCAGTACCTATTGGTCTTGTTACGTATGGTAAAAGAGGTGATACTGCAGTATATCATTACAAGTATTACAACGCTGGTCAAAGACGTGAACAGTCTGCGTGGTATAGTTGGACATTGACAGGTACAATGCAACATATACTATATACAGGTGGTAGCTTTTTTACTGTTACACTACAAGGTAGTGATTATATCTTAAGTAGGTATGAATATGTAGCAGATGCTGACTCCACGAGAGCTTATGTGTTAGGTGGCACAGTGTCTGATGTAGGTTCACCCCTTAAAACAGCTCGTTGGTTTGAACCATGCCTCGATAACCTAGCTATAGCAAGTGTTGTTACAGGTACTGCACAAACTACAACATCTCCTGAGAAGACAGTATTAACAATACCTTATACACCTACGGGTGCCACAAACTTCTTTATGGTAGGTATTTCTGGTAATGATAGCGATGGTAATTCTATCGTTGGGATTGTTAGAAAGGCAGATTCTGTTACTACAAATAGTGCAACATTTAATAATATAAATATTAGTAGCTCTGCTAAAGTAGCAGTAGGATATAGTTACACAAGTATTATAGAATTACCAACTTACTATCTTAACAGAGGAGAAGCTAGATATGATACTGACGGTGAGTTACGTATATCTGGACTTAACTTCGAGTTAGGTGTTAGTGGCCCTATGCAGTTTAAGATTATTCCAACATTATCTAGTCGTAGTACCTACACTCAGTTTGAGTCTGGTATGTTGACAAACAATAGTAATTTTAACTCAGCTCCAGCTACACTATCTAAATCAGTACGAGTACCTATACAAGCAAAGAACGAAAAGTATACTTTACAAATACAAATACCAGACCCATTTTCCACCGCCTTACTCTCAGCAAGCTGGGATGGCAACTACAACGAAAAAAGACATGTACGAAGGTAAGTATATTAAGCCTTGCACACCAGAGTTAGCTTTGAGTGTAGGGCTTAACCTACGTTACGAAGATAGACGAGAAGCCGAAGAAACCACAGGATTATGTGCGGAGGCTTCTATTCTTCAATCATTTTATGAATCAACTTATTCCGTGTATTTCACGGTTCCCAACGGCAAGGCTGCTGGAGTGGCGGGAGTGACACCGCACAATCTAATATGGATGTTATGTACTGATGCCAGCACAGAATATCCTCATACATTTGTTAAAGAAGCAAAACGCTGGGTAAACAGTTTACTTAATCCTTATTTGTGTAACCAAGCTGATATGCGTAATGAGTCACACATAAAATTATTGAAACTTTTAGGATTTACTTTAGTTAATTATCATGTCTACAATGGAGTTCCCTTGATACAATTTATTAAACCATGTGTACAGTAGCAGCATTTGCTATTGGTATGGGTGTGACTAAGACTGTTGCTGGAATTGCAGAGCAAAACAGACAACATGCAAATCAAGTCGATGCTGTTAACCGTAGCAATGCTATGGCTAGACAGAACTATATCAATCAAATTACAATATCTGCTTATGAGGATCAACGTAAGGGAGAAGTCTTTACAGCGAAACTAAAAGCAGATGCAGCCTCTAGGGCAGCATATTTTAAACAAAAAGAACTTAACCAAGCTGAAGCAACTAGAGCAACTGTTGCTAACGATCAGCAATTAAGAGAAAAAATAAACGAGCAGATGTTTGCTAGTCAAGCAAATCTTGCTAAAGCAATACAAGCACAAGGCACTGTACTTGCTAGTGGAATGTCAGCTGGACAATCTATGCTCTTAGAATTAAATCAAGCTGAACGTGATTTAGGTTTTGCACAAGCACAAATAGACGCAACTGTGTTTGATGCTACACGTAATTACGGTATTCAACAATATGGTATTGATCTTTCACAATATTCAGGTGATATGAAGGCTAAAAATTCTATTACAACTTCTGCCTCTGTTGCTCCATACGCATCATTTATGACACCTAGACCTATTGAACAACAAGCTCCACGTAAACCATCCGCACTTGGCCCCATACTAAGTGGTATTAGTACTGGATTAGGTACTGCTACTACTCTTGGTGGAAAAGATTACTTTTCAAGTATGGAGATTTTTGGAGGTAAACAAGGAGATAACGGATAACTATGGCATATCAAAAAAGCACACAATTTAGTGGTTTTAGACAAAGAATTGCAAACGATGATTCTAAACAGTTTAAAGACCTTGCTAAAAATTTAGAAAAAGAAAACTCTAAAACTCTTAAAGATTTTAACAAAGCAGCAGCTGCACAGATTACAGAAATGGGTCGTGTAAGTAAATTAGAAGCTGCAGCAGATACATACGAACTAAACAATTTACGTAAATTTAGTAAGGAATTAGACGGTTTTCTAGATAGTACAATAAAAAATGTTGTTGCTCCTGTATTTGATGCTCAAATGCAAGATGGTATTAATCAAGGTATATTAGCACAACAGGGTGATGCAGATGCTTTAGACAAAGTACGTCTTAATGATTTACAAGAATTAGAACTAGAGCAAAGATCTAATAAAATTGTAGAAGAAACAGAATTTAAAACAGAACAAATAAAAGAAAAATATCAAAAAGATTTACAAAACGATTTACGCACAGAGTATAGGTTACTTAATCTTAAAAAACAAAATTCTAACTTTGCTAGAGGATACCGTAAAGGTATGCTTATGGAAGCTGCTACTGGTTGGGACGCATACAGAGATAGTGTTTTGACTAATAGCTCTGATTATGAAATACAGAATTTAGAAGTAGAACATGAAGGTGAACGTTATAGAATTGGTGATTATTATAATATTAAAAATCAAGATGTAAGAGATAAAATTTTAGCTCGTGTACAGTCTGACTATATAGCTAAAGAAGGTAATGGTTTTAGTAAATTTCTTGTTAACAAACATTTAATAAATCCTATTATAGAAAGAACTAATTTATTTCAACAAAAAGAGTTTCAAAAAGAACAGGTTGAGTTAGCACAAGAAAGATTAAATGATTTAAAAGTTAAATTTGAAACTAATTTTGCAGAGTTAGAGACTGATGTAGGGCAAGCTAAAGCTGTTGCTGTTATACAACACGCTCTCAATATATTACCATCTACCATGAAAATGGCTGGTGTAGAGGGTAGTTACAACCAAGCTGCTAAAGCAAAACTTATAGAAATGTTAACTGATAAAGGTTCATTTTTATATAATGGAAGTTTAGCTAATCAAGATGACCAGAACGATATTTTAGATTTTTTTGAAAAACCTTTGTTTTATGTAAAAGGTGTATCTAAGATGGAAGGTAACACAATGAAGTTATCATCTCTTAGTGAGCTAATGGCAGGTGCTATTAATAGGGAACAGTTACAAGCTGCTATGTTAGCAGAACAGTATGAAAGAGCAGCTAAAGAAATAGAAGGTAAGAAAATCAATCTTAAGCAAACTTTAGAAAAAATTAATATTGAATTTAAAGGAGACCCTACTGGTAAAGCTCTAGCACTAAACAAAGTGATGAATGAGAACTATGGTAAGTACTGGGCTAAAACTATATTAACTAATAACATTGATAATTATGAGGGTTTAGAACCTTATGACGAAAATCAAAGTGTACAGGTACTTCTTGGACTAGAAAAGAAGTATAATGTTGGTAATGAGAAAAACCAAAAATTTGGAATCATACCTTTATCTTCTATTAACTTAGAACTTATAGACCCCGCAGTGCTAGCAGCATATATAAAAGATGGTAAGATAGGTGACCCTTATAAGAATGAACCTGGAGCTGCAGTAAAACATCAAGGTTACACAAAAGATTTAACAGATTTAGCTGAAGTAATGTTTGATGAACATGTAGGCCCAGGTTCTTTAAGTGAAAAAGATGCTGAGCTACAGCTAGCAAGGTTTACTGATTTTATCAGTCCTTTGATATTATCTGAAGCACGTAAGTATGTTGCTAACACAGATATGACTTTAAATGAGGCGTTAGATCAATCTGCCCGTTATTGGAAAAGTCAACTTAAAGGTTGGAATGGTCAAGCTGAAGATGGATGGCAAGCAGGTGATGTTGATTTATCAGTAAATCAATACGGTTGGGTAAATGATAGTATATATAATAGTAAAGCTAAACCTATACTTAGTGGCGATGACATAATTGTTAAAGCTAAAAATAAATTATCTCAAGTTACTGAAATATTTAATAATACTGAAAGTCCAAATTTATTTAGTAAAAAATTATTTTTTGATAAGAATGATCTGGCTTATTTTGCTCTTAATAACGAAGGAGAGTTACACCCAATCTTTCATAAAATGTCGCTCGTTTCAGAAGGCACTATACCAGCTGAACTAATATACAACCAGCAAGCAAGGTTATTAGAACCCATAGCAGGTGTATCATTAGTTAAAAAATGGGATGAAGCGACACAACAAAGAATTGATGCTTGGGAAGAATTAGATTTAAACCAAAAAAAAGCTCTTGTTAGCGGTGAAACAGAAAGTTTTAATAGAACCTTAATGGGAATAGGGTTTTTCTCTCCTTATAATCTTATGTCATCTATGGTGACTGAAGAAGGTAAATTACCTTTAAATGGAGAAGAAGCAAATGTTATTTTAAACGAAATGGGTCTATCTGCTATGAAGTTCGATGAGTTATTAGCTGACCCTAAATTATTAGAAACTGTATTAAATGCTAAAATTAGAAAAGGTTTAGAATTAACAAAAGAACTTACTAATAACGATAATATTAGAATACGTATGGTTGCAGCTTATATGGCAACAGGTGATGTTAACAACTGGAATAGTACTGAATATCGTATGTTTACATCTAAAGTTTTGGCATCATACAAAAGTGGAGATACCTCTGCTATCGTGCCTTTATTAAAAGAATTTAATATGAATGGTAGTACCTTTAAGGTTGACTACAGTATTAATGAAAGTTATATTCACCCAGAAGGTTCAGTATATAATGAAGAACCAGCAAATAACTTTGAAGGTATATTAGAACAATTATCTAAGTTAGACGCTGAAGGTATCCCACCTCAATTTATTGATGTTGCTCCTATAGAAACAGGGGTTGTTAGTAATTTACTACAACGTATGTTGTCTAAAAATCCTACTCGTGTTGTTAATGAAAGATATAATACATATATAAAATTTAAACAAAATTTAGAAGATAAAAGAAACATTTTTCAACAACTTGAAGGTAAAGGAAATATAAATGCTGGTATATTTTATAGTTCATTACGTAGAGTTTTAGGAGATGAAAAGTACAATGCAATTAGTGCAGAGGCTGGGGAGTTATTTAGTCGAGGTCGTTTTGTTACTAAAGATAAAGCTTTGATACATGTATTAGTACAACAACCAGAGTTTGCTAATTTAGATATAGCTGATAAATACCTTAAAAGTTTAGATATGAAATTAAGTGTAGATTCTAAACGATATGATGTTGGAGGTGATCTTGTAGGTAACATATCTAAAGACGATTTGATAGGTATACGTGGTTTCCCTAATGCTTATGATAGAACTCAAGGTAGAGTATTTATTAGAAAAGATGCTTACAACGACTGGTATCGTTTCTTCCAAGATGCAAATGCAAACGGTCATAAGTTTGGTATAAATGACGGTTACAGAACTAATAAACAACAAGCAAACTTATTAAAAGAAAAAGAAAAGAAAAATTTAAAGAAAGATGTTAAAGAGCCTGGAAAATCTAATCATAACGCAGGTGTATCCTTAGATTTAGATTGGGCTACTAAGGCAGATTATCAATGGTTATTAGATAATTATAAAAATTATAATTTATGTCCACACACAGGTACACCAAGTTTAGACATGGACAGCGGTAACAAAGCTGGAGAAATCGAAGCGTGGCATTGGAGTTGGGATCCTACGGGATCATGTAACTTAGAACGTTAAAAACATGAACGAAGATGAATTGATGCGACTCGATAATGTCGAGGAGCAAGGGGAGACTACGGTCAACGACCCCGAACGTTGGAATGATAGGACAGATTCTGACCTTAATAAACATAGTGAAGATGAAGCATACTTTTTAGAGCAAGCTCAAGAAAGAGATGCTGCTGCTGCTATTATTACAAAACAAGAAGAAGAGGCTAAAGCTGGTGAAAATCCACAAGGGATGCTACCAGATGGCCCTGTAAATTTTATAGGTGAAACTGCCAAAGGTGTTTATGGTGGTTTAACAGATGCTGTTGAAAGTGCAGGTAGTTTTTTAGATCTTACGGGAGATACAATTTCTGCTACTGCTAACAAAATTATGGGTTTGAACCAATCATACGGTAATAACCCATTTAATTTTAAAGAGTATAGAAAAGCACAAGAACTTGGTATAGGTGGGGCACAACCTGGAATCTTAAATGTACCAGATAGGTTTCAACCTGAGACTTTATCTGGTTATGGTGATTTAGTTAGAGGATTATCAGAGTTTGGTTTTCTACTATATGCTACAGGAGGTGCTGCAAAGGTACTAAAACCTGCTACTACATTACGAAAAGCTGCTGTAATACAGAACAAAATAGGTAAAAATTTACTTGCAGGGGCAGTAAAAGGTAAAACACCTATTATAAGTAAACTTGCACAAACAAGAAAAGGTGCTAGATTTATTAAATTTTTACCAAAAAATACTGCTAAATTAAGTAACATAGCATTTGAAGGGGGTGTTGCTGATCTTATATCATCATCCTCTGATTATGGTAACCTAGCAAATTTAATAGATGAGTATGCACCTTGGCTACCACTTTCAGAATTTTTGTCTGTTGATCCAGATGAGGATAATCCTTGGACAGCTAGAATTAAAACTGTCTTTGCGGGGGCTGGGGCTAACATAGTTGCTCATTATTTAATAGCTTTCGGTAAAGCTAGGTTTGCTGCTATACGTAAACGTAAATCTGGAGCAAGCATAGATGAAGCTAACGTACATGCAAATGGTGTGTTAGATGAAAGGTTAAAAAACGAAGTTAGAAATGAGTATAAACAACGTGAAGAATTAAAAAAAGATGCTGCAGTTGATGGTCGTGGTATACCTCCAGATCCTTGGGAAGATCATGTTGTTGGTAATTTAGATGAAGAACTAGGTAAGATGTATGTACACCTTACTAAAGGTAATTTACAAGATGTTATTGGCAATGATATTTTCTTTCATGGTAGTGGTAGAGGACTCCCAGGAGATTTTCCATATTATGTAAGAGATGGTCGTAGATGGTCTGATGATAACTTAATGGGCAATGGTTTTTATACTGTTGATGATATTACGGTTGCTGCTGATGCTAGACCTCAAGGACAGGGACTTACAATTAGCATGGATGCTAGTGGTAAGAAAAAAGTTATGTACAGAGTTAACGAAAGAGAACCTGTAAACTTTTTTGATGCTGATAGACAATTTGATTTTGATGGCACAGATCCAGAAATTGCTGCATTTAAACGTGCAGGGTTTCTTCAAGAAAGAATAACAGATAAGGGTTTAGAGCTAGGCCCAGGACTTAGAAACCCCGAAGGCAACCCAGAGTTTGTGTCTGCATGGCCAACAGAGGGTAGTATAAGTTATTCTGATTATGTCCAAAGAATTAAAGATGAACAGTTATATCCTCGTGAAGAAGTTACACAGGTATTAGATACTATACATTCTGACTTACAAGAGTTAGGGTATGGAGGTATACAGTACACAGCTAATCATGGTGAGAAAACACATAAAGTTAGAGTATACTGGAACCCAGATACTCAGATAGAACTTGACAAATATCGTTTAAGAAACACCTTAGATCCAGACGTATCTACTGATTTACCTATATTTGACAGTAGAGGGTTTGGAGTACGACCACCTAGGAAACCTTGGCAAACAAACATAGAAGCTGGTAGAGGATTAGAAGGTAGTCGTGGGGCAGAATATTTAATAAATAGATTAAGGAAAAAATTTGTTATTGATGGTTTAGATCCATCTGAAGTAGAAGCTATCGAAGATTTTATCAACATGATGGGTGATAGGTTTTTCGGTGATGTATCTTTATCTATAACAAATAAATTAGGTGTTCAAGGTAGGTTTAATTTTGGTAATAGACTTGTAGAAATACGTAGAAAAATATTTGAAACAGGTGATTTTACCCAAACTATGATACATGAATTGTGGCATACGTTATCTAGATATTTACCTGCAAAAGATGTTGAAAAATTAGGTGTAGAGTTTAAAAATCGTAAAGCTAAATGGTTAGCTGCAGGTGGTAAAGATGTAGAGTTATTTAAAAAAGGTAGATACACACCTTCAAATTATCGTTACAAAAATTTAGACGAATATTTTGCTGAGACTATGTCAGATGAATTTGACATGTTTATGGTAAATTACGATCAGCTAGCTCCCGAAGGTACATTTAAACGTATAACTCAAGAGGTTGCAATATTTGTAAAAGATTTGTATGCTTCTGTTGCTTCACGTTTAGGTGGCAGTCAAACTAGACGTATATTCACAAATTATCGTAAACAACTTTACGAAAATATGCAACGTAAATATACATTAGAATTAGAACAACAGGGTTATGGTGGATGGGATCCATTTATTGATGATGATGATTTTATTACAACTAACCTTGATGAGTTTGACAATGCTGAAAATAAAGATGGATTCAAAAGTCCTAGAGCTGAAGATTTAGAAAACAAAGCTGTACAGAAAGGTCAAGAAATAGGTGATCCTTGGTTTGATGAAGAAGGTGCAACTTACAGTGATACTTTTGGTAGTAAACAAGTTGACCCAGATCGTAACCCTAATATGTTTGGTGAACAGGATAAAACCTTTGTACCAGATGATAATAAAGACTTACAAGGTAAAGCTACTAGAGTTGTTAAGGAAGTACTAGACGAAGGTACAACTAATTCACAGGTACTAATACATAGACAGATAGAAAGGATGGCTGACGGTAGTGAGTCACTCTATAAATTTATTAAAGAATTTTCCGAAAAATTAGCCAACGAAATTTTTGACAATAAATTAAACTCATTTGACTATAAGAAAGTACAAGCTGCAATTTTACGTAAATCTGAAGAGTTATATTCTAGAGTAAATGCTGACGTAGCAGAGGGTACAAACAAGAATTTTATGTCTTATTTTGATCCTAAACGAAAGGATAATTACATAGATTATATGACTGATGGTAACCAAGTTGTTACTGGTACGCCAGAACAAAAGGTTGCTTTGGAGATGGTTATACAAACATTGTCTAAAAGAGCTTCTCTATACGCTACAGGAGCACTAGAACTACCTCCAGGGGCAGCTGGTGTTCGTCAAATGCAACACGCCAACAAATCGCTTGTACTAGCCTTAAAAGAGTACAAGAAGATGAGCTACATGGCAGGTAGTACACTAGAAAGATTTAAAAACAAACTTATGCCAGAGGATGCTAGAAAACTTATAGAAGGTGAACTAGCTAGTATAGATGAGGCGTATGATGAGTTTTATAAAGAACTAGATAGAATAGCAAAAAATGGTAATAATGTAGAACGTACTACACTTATGGAAATACAAGCCTTATCTGGAGGTAGCGTAACTACCCTTGATGATGCTTTGCAATGGGTTAAAGTAAGAACAAAAGGTGGTAGATACAAAGGTCAAACTTATAGATCTGGTATTAGAGAACAAGCTAAAGGAATGTTTTATAATTCTGTATTAAGTAGTTTACGTACACCTATTAAAGCTATCGTTGGTACTAATTTTATTGCATTGTTACGTCCTTTTCAAACTTATGTAGGAGCTGCATTACAAAGTAATAAAAAAGAAATGGTTATTGCTGCAGCACAGTTACATGGTATCAGTGAAATGTTTGCAGAAGGTTTTAAAATGTTTAGACATAACTGGGATTTAGGTATAAACCGTAAAGCTCAAAGTTATGTTGGTAAATTTAACGTAGAAACAAATTCAGCAGAATTTAAACAATTAGGTAAATTTGTAGAAATGTATGGTACGGATTCAGAGAAAACGTATTATGCTATAGCTAATTTTATGTTAGATTTTAACAACTCACCTTGGGTACGTTATTCACAAAATGCTATGGGTGCAGGTGACGCATTAGCTAGAACTTTAATTGGTAGATTTGAAATGCGTATGAGAGCAGCTAGAAAAGCAATAGATGATGGTGTAGATCTTGATGACGTAGTGGAAGTAGCAACTAGAACTGAAAAGAATTTTAGAGAACAAATATTTAAAAAAGACGCATATGATATGTGGGTTGTATCAGACAGAGCTGCAGCCCTAGCAGGTGACGAAACTGCCTTAACGAAACCATTAAGTGGTAATTTAAAAGGTTTAGAATCACTTTCATCAATAACTGGTTTTAAAAATTTCTTTCCATTTGTGCGTACAGGTTTTAATGCGTTAGATTTAACATGGCAACATACCCCTGGATTAGCTAGATTCAATAAAAAATACAAAGATTTAATGGAATTTGCTAATAATGGTGGTAAAAATGCTAAACAATTAGAGATAGAGTACGGTATTAGAAAAGAAGATATACCTCAAGCTATAGCTTTAATGAAAGGTAGAGTAGCAACAGGTACTATGTTAAGTTTTATGGCGTTTACTGCTGCTGTAACAGGTAACATGACAGGTACACTACCATACGATAAAGAAACTAGAGATCACTGGAGAAACAATAAAATACAACCTAACTCTTTTAAAATAGGTAACACTTACATATCTTATGGTGATATGGAACCATATAACACTATTTTATCTGCTGTTGCTAACGTAGCTGGTTATCAAAACTCGTTAGGAGAAGCAGTTAGAGATGATATGTTACAAAAAATACAATTTATGTTTGCTAGTGTAATAGTTGATAAATCTATGTTAGCAGGTGTTGACGATCTTGCTCAAGTATTTAGTGGTAATATCAGTGAGATACAATTAGGTAGGATAGCAGCAAAATTTGTTAGATCACAAGTACCTTATTCTGGTCTTATGGGTCAGTTAGGTAACTTAATGGATGAAAATGAAAGAATAGCCAGAGGATTTTGGGAAACCACTATAAGAAGAGACATAGGATTTAAGTCATTTTTAGCTCCTAAGTACGATATATTAACTCCTGGAAATAAAGCTCAACGATTTACACCATATACTTCTAATCCATTGTTAAAACTATGGAACTCATTAAGTCCTGTTGCTATATCTTACGCTGCTGGAGATCCTGTAAAGGAAGCGTTGCAAAGTATTAGTTATAATTTACCAGAGGCTTTGAGAACTTGGAAAGGTGAAGAATTAAATTCTTTTGAACAATCTGAATTACAAAAATATTTAGCTGAAAGTAATTTATATGCTAGATTAAAGACACTTGTTACGAGTAAACGGTGGAAAGATGCTGTACAACAGTATAAAGATGATGGTTTACTTTCAAGAGAAGGTATGCGTCCTGTAGATCAACGGTTTTATTTACAAGTACAAAGTATATTTTTAAACGAAAAGAAAAAAGCAATAGCTAAATTACGTGCTAATAACCCTGATTTATATGCACGTATTAAAGATAGAGAACTTAGAAGGTTCTATAGTAAGAAAGGTAACTATAACGTATTAAATGAATTAAAAAAACACGGAATTTAACATTGATTATCAATGGCAGTTACAACTAAAAAGACTTTCCCTGCCACTTCTAATGCAACTACAACTGTATTTAGTCCTGTCGGGATACAATTGAATAACCAAGATGATCTAGATGTTTATGTCACATTGTCGGGTGGTACTAGAGTGTTACAGTTACGCCAGTCTACTGGTAGCACTGCACAATCTAGTCACCCACAGGTGCAGAACACAGACGGATTATACTTCCCTCCAATGTTATCAGGAGGTACAACTTTATACAACTACACACTATCCAGCGATAACAATACAATTACATTTAACTCTGCACTACCGCAAGGTGCAGTAGTATTTTGTGAACGTAGAACAAGAGATGCCTCTGGAACATATACTACTTTTGCTAGTGGAAGCACCATAAGAGCCACAGATCTAAACAACTCAGCAACTGAATCTAATTTTACAGCACAAGAGGCTAGGAATAAAGCATTAACTATAGAAGGAGTATTGTTTAACGGGGATCAACCTAGTAGAAACTTTGTAACATCATCACATATTGTAGATGGTACAATTGCTACAGATGATTTAGCTAATAACTCTGTAACCACAGACAAAATAGCTGATGGAGCCGTGACAACTGCTAAAGTTGCAAATAATGCTATAACAACTGCTAAAATAGCAGATGGGTCAATTACAGGTGCAAAATTTGGATCTAATACAGTCACATCAAATGCTATAGCTAATAGCAACATTACAACTGACAAACTAGCTAACGATTCGGTTACAACACCAAAGATTGTTAACAATGCCGTTACAACAGCTAAACTTGCTGATACTGCCGTTACAACAGCTAAGATAGCAAGTGATGCAATTACAGAGATTAAAATAGCTGATGATGCTGTTACAAATGCACAGATTGCAGACGATGCTGTTAGAACAGCTCATATACAAGATAATCAAGTCACATCTGCAAAAATAGCTGACGCTAATATAACAGCAGCTAAGATAGCAAGCAATGCTGTTACAACTGACAAAATCCAGGATGGAGAACTTACAACACTAGCTGGCATGCAATCTGGCACAGCCTCAGTTCTAGCTGATAGCACAGCTCTTACAGCTTCTACGGCAGAGCTAAACCAGCTTGACGGTATAACACTAGAAACTTCTGTTACTGGAAACAGCGATACACGCATACCTACATCAAAGGCAGTAAACGATCTTGTATTGTCTGTAACAAACGCCCTTGGCGGTTTTGTAGCAATAGCAAACGAGACTAGCTTTCCTACATCTAACCCTGATCCTAGCGGTAATCCAGGTACAGTTGTGTCTATATCACAGCTTGCAAGCGGTCTTGCAGTCAACGGTAGCGGTGTAGCAACAATATCTAATGGTGCTGGAACTGGTAATACAGTAACCATAACTGGTTTTCCAACTAACTTACAAAGTCAGACATTACCAGCTGCTAGTGGTTTACAGGTTCAAACAACCTCAACACTGCATACTTACACATTTCATAAACAATTAGCTAGTGCAGCTGACATACAAGCTATTAGTGCTACGGTCAACTCATTTTCTAACAGATATAGAGTATCAGCCTCTGCACCTACATCTTCATTAGATGGCGGTGACTTATGGTTTGACACTACTAATAACAAGTTAATGGTGTACAACTCTACTACGACAGCGTGGGAAGAGGTGACATCTACTGGTAACTTCTTTATAAACACCTTATCTAGCACTGGATCTGGTAGTGATAACCCCCCAGGTGGTAGTGCAACATTTAACGGCACAGCTCAAAAATTTGCTTTATCTAACCCTCCTCAGTTCGCAGCTCAACTCCTCGTCAGTCTTAACGGAGTCATTCAGAAACCTAATTCTGGAACCTCAGTTCCAAGTGAAGGATTTGCTGTCAGTGGTACTAACATTATATTTAGTTCCGCTCCTCCTACTGGTGCTGATTTTTTCATCATTACCATCGGATCATCCGTAGGTATAGGTGTACCAAGTAACAACACAGTTACAACAGCAATACTACAGAACGGATCAGTTACAACTGCAAAGATTGTAGATGCAAACGTAACTACAGCTAAGATTGCAGACGATGCTGTTACAGCAGATAAGATTGCAAACTCTATTAACTCAGCGATTGCAGCTAACACAGCTAAGACAACTAATGCTACTCACACAGGAGACGTTACAGGTTCTACAAGCTTAACACTTGCGGCTTCTGGTGTAAGTGCTGGTAGTTATGGTTCGTCAACTTCTATTCCAAGTATTACTGTAGACGCTAAAGGTAGAATCACAGCAGCATCTGGTAACACTGTTAACACAGATCTAGTCGGTGACAGTTCCCCGCAGCTAGGCGGTGACTTACAAAGCAATGGTAATAATATTAAATTTGCTGATAATGACAAAGCATTTTTTGGAAATAGTAATGATTTAACAATAGAACATAACAGTAGTGGTAACGGAATTATTGCTAATAGTACAGGTCAATTAAGAATTCAAGGTGATCTTGTTAGGTTGATGAACTCCGCAGGGAGTAAGGTTTCTCTTGAAGCTAATGTTGATGGGAACGTAGAGCTATATTATGACAACAGTAAGAAGTTTGAGACAACAAGTTCGGGAGCTACTGTAACAGGTAATTTAGTTAGTTATGATCTTCTTCCTGATACTGCTAATTATAGAAATGTAGGAGTAAGCAATAATAAGTGGAATAATGTTCATGCAAATACTCTTCATGGGGATGGCTCAAACATTACAAACGTAAATGCAACGTCTCTTAGTGGTTTATCTTCTGGTGTTTTTTTAAGATCAAATGCTAATGATACCTGTTCTGGAAGAATTATATTTGATTATAATTCTCAAAATAACTATGACAACATAGCAACTAGCACAGGATCATTAGGTGGTTTTGAAGTATATAACTCAGGTGCTGGTAATGATGCGTTTATGTCATTCCATACTGGTGGTGATTTTGCTTGTTACTTTGGATTAAATGCAGATACTAACAAACTGGCGGTTGGCGGTTGGTCAATGGGTGCTAGTAAGTATGATATTGCACATGAAGGTTCAAGTTATATTCCTGTATCAAACAATGCCTTTGATTTAGGTTCATCATCAAACCGTTGGAGAAACGTCTACACCAATGACCTTAACTTATCTAACAAAGGTTCATCTAACGATGTCGATGGTACTTGGGGTGACTGGACAATACAGGAAGGAGAATCAGACTTGTTTTTAAAAAATAACCGTTCTGGTAAGAAGTACAAATTTAATTTAACGGAGGTATCATAATGGCTATTTATTTTTCCGATGAAGCTCAAGTAAGAGCAGCACACCTTGTTAATGTTACTGAAAAAACAGATGCAACTAGAAGAGTGCTATCAAATAATAGTGGATCTCAAGTTTCTGATCTTTGGGATATGGGTACTATTAATAAAAAAGAATCTGGAAGTATTATTGTTTGCACAGGAACATTAATTGCAACATCTCCTAATAATTCTGGTCATGTAATGCCCCATTTTACACTACATAACAGTAGATATAGAGGTGGTTGGTGGTATAACTATGCTCAAGGACATAGTTACGCTTGTGCTGTACCTATCGGCTGGTCAGTAACAGGAGAAACAGCTACAGGAAATATTGCTGTCAAACTTGAATGGGGTGCTGGCGGTGGAGGAGGTGAAAAGCCTTTTGGTATTGTCAACGCTAACCAAAATGATGACGGTAGAATGACAGGTGGTGTTTATAGCCGTGCAGTATTTTGGGAGGTTTTATTATGAGTAGATTTACAGATGCATGTGAAAACCTTGCTGGTGGTGCATGGTTTGAAATAATTGGTGATGATAAATATGAAAACATTACATGGACAGGTTCTAAAAAGCCTACAAAAACAGAAGTAGAAACAGAAGTTGCAAGATTAGCAACATTACAATATCAAATAGATAGAAAAGAAAAGTATCCCGATTGGGGTACACAACTCGACTACATATACCACAACGGTATAGACAAGTGGAAAACAGACATAGTCGATCCTGTTAAGAAAAAGTATCCTAAACCAGAATGAGTTTAACACAAATAAATAAGGCTGGTCTAGATGAAATAGCTCTGGATCATGTCTTTACAATAGGTGCTAGCGGTACAAACCACTACACTTTTCAAGGAGAGGGGCTTAACGGAACAGTTAACGACCCCACCCTTTACCTAACAAGAGGTCAAACATATAGGTTTGAGAACGGAACAGGTGCTCATCCTATAAGAATACAAAGTACATCTGGATCAAGCGGTACTGCATACAATACTGGCGTTACAAACAACGCTGGTAGCGGCACAGTCATAGTTGAAGTACAACATGACGCTCCTGATGTTTTGTATTATCAATGCACCAGCCACCCTGCTATGAACGGTGTACTTTACATTACTGGTGCACTAGCAGACGGTGGTGTAACTACAGATAAACTTGCTAATAACTCAGTAACTTCAGCAAAAATTGTTGACGCTAGTATTTTACAAAATGATATATCTGATAATGCAATTAGCACAGCTAAATTACAAAATGATGCAGTAACTTCAGCTAAAATAGCTGATGATGCTGTTACAGATGCACAAATAGCAGATGGTGCAGTTACTACAACAAGAATTGCTGATGATGCTGTTGATAGTACGAAACTTTCTGCGGGAGCAGTCGATCAAACTGCAATATCTAACAATGCTGTTACAACAAATAAAATTGCTACAAACGCAGTCACTACAACAAAAATTGCAGCAGATAATATAGTTAACTCTTTAATTGCTGACAACGCAGTTGAAAATGCAAACATAGCTAATAGTGCTATAACAACAGCTAAGATTGCTACTGGTGCAGTTACAGGTGTAAAGATAGCAGCAGAAATTGATAATAGCCACATTACAGCAACAGCAAACATAGCTGGTTCAAAATTAGCTGATGGAAGCATTACACAAGCAAAATTAAGCGTTCCTGTCGCTAATGAAAACATGGTCATAAATGGCTCAATGATTGTTAGTCAAAGGGGAACTGTTACTGGTATTACTAATAATGCAAGTGCTTATGGTGGCCCAGATAGGTTTAAAGTAACTGTTGTAAATCATGGTACATATACTGCAAGTCAAGAAAATGATGCACCATATGGTTTTGCAAAATCCTTAAAAGTTGATAATACTTCTCAAGCTAGTAGCCCTGCAAGTAACGCAAGATTATATGTACAACATAAAATAGAAAAACAAAATTTAGTACATTTAAAAAAAGGAACTTCGGATGCTTTGCAAGTAACCGTACAATTCTGGGTTAAGAGTAATAAAACAGGAACTTATGTTTTTGAGTTATGGGATAATGTAAATAACAGACACGTTTCAGCTAATTATACAATTAGTTCAAGTGCTACATGGGAAAAGAAAACTATTACTTTACCTGCGGATACAGGTGGAAATGCTTATGATGGTAGTAATCCTACTGGTAGTGGATTTGATTTAAACTGGTGGTTAGCTGCTGGAAGTAGTTTTACTTCTGGATCTTTAGCAACTACATGGACAGGAAATAGTGATACGCAAAGAGTAGTTGGTATTACAGCTAATGTAGGAAATTCAGGTTATTGGCAACTTACAGGAGTTAAATTTGAAGTAGGCAGCGTGGCAACCCCATTTGTTTTCAGAACACAAGCTGAGGAACTTCAGCTCTGCAAACGTTATTTTAATAATTTTGGAGCTACTACTGCAACTGGAGGTTCTGCTACTTATATGTTAATACAGGGTGGCTATGCAAGATTTGGAGGTGCTAACTCTATTGCTCTACAGAGAATTTTTTATGATGTAGAAATGAGAACTACCCCAACTATTAAATATGGTAGAAATACAGATAATGATGATTTTGCTGTTATGAGATGGTCATCAGCTGGTTCAAATCCTGTTGTATATCTTGGTAGTACAGAAGGTTCTAACAGATGTGGATTTCAAATTACAAGATATAATGCAGGGTCAGGGAGTAATCCTGTAACAGAAACATATAATGATGGCGATTCTTACACTCATTCAGTAAACAAATTTAGAGCAGATGCGGAGCTTTAACTATGGCTAGATATAAACTTTTAAAAAACTCAACAGGAATATGGGGTGTATATGATAAGGAAGATGGAGGACAAATTCCATTTGATGAAGGAAATAGGCATTACCAAGAGTACCTTGAGTGGAAAGCTATAGACGGTAACGAACCCGAAGCTGCTGATTAATGGAAATACCCACCATAGTAGTTCCACCAGTAAAAACTATAGACACTATATCCATACCTTTACCAACAGCCGATGTTCCAAATTACATCCCGCTGGTTGTACCTCCGAGCGATCTTCGTGAACCAGAGGGTACGCAACCAGCTACCACAGAAAAAACAGAACAACCAGATCCACCGAGCATAAACATTCCAATTATTAATTTTAATGTACCACTGCCTACTGCAGACACGGTGGTAGTTGCTGGTTATGCAGCTGTTTCAGCTGTTGCGGTAACTACCTTTGCTCAACCATTTTTTGACACTATAAAGAAAAAACTACAAAAGTTATTATTAGGTAGAATAGAAAAATGGAAGAAAAGAAAGACAAAAAACAAGGTTTGATGTCAGCGTGTGATACTCACGAAGAACGTATGGAAATAGTTAGTACACTTGTACGTTTAACTGTTGTAGTTTGGAGTGGATTTATAATTACTTTAAATTATGTAGAAATACCAATGCTTAAAAAATCTTCTAATGCTGCAGATATAACTTTTGTAGCTTCAATTTTTGCGGGCGGTATTGCCAGTTTTGGTTTGTCTACATCTAACGGAAAGAAAGATACAAAAGGTGTAAAATGTTCTGAATGTCAAAAAGTAATTAAATGAAAAAATTATTAACTGTATTACTGTTGCTACCTGCGGGTGCGTATGCTAATACCGTCACGCCCCAGTTTACGACAGGTAGTATGAACTCAACAACTACAACCACACAAACTATAACTGAAGTGGAACAGCGTCAAGTGTTTGGGGCTGAAGTAAAGACCTGGAATGGCTCTAATGTAACACCATCTGCTGATATAAGTGGTGCTGGGACTACATTTACCATAACAGATACAACTTTACCTTGGACACTAGAAACCACATCAAGACCTGCTGGATTAGTAGAACAATGGGATACCACAACAAACTATACAATAAACTCTACTACTACCTCGCTCTCTGTATTCTCTCAGTAACACCTGCATACGCAGAAGGGGATACAAATAATTCATCAAACCCTGTGGCAGCAGCTACGGGAAATGTTACAAATCAGGCAGTGCAATTTCAAAACAATGGAGCACCGTCTAGACAAGCTTACGGTTCTAACATATCATGTAATGGTTCTACAATGACCTTTAGCCCATTTTATATGGGTAATGATACATCACCTTACGACCCAGAGGGGTACGTAATTAGTGAAAACTGGGGCTTTCAAATAAACTTTTCAGTGCCACTTAACAAAGATTTGACTGAACAATGTCAAAGAATAGCTAAAAGGCAAGAAGAAAAAATGCAATTAGATTTTGAGCTCGTACGTGCACTTAAATGTGCAGAGTTACAACAAAAGGGTTTTACTATACGCCCTAATACACGTGTTTATCACTTGTGTCAAGATATAGTACCAATACAATCATTATTACCAAAAAAAGATGTTAGCACTACTAAAACCAATCGTTTTAACTTTCTTAAAAAGTGAAAAATTTAAAATATTTGTAGTTGATCTACTTGAAAAATTATCTAAAGAAAGTGACAACGAACTGGACGACAAAGCTGTTGAATTTATAAGAAATGGATTATTTCCAGCAAAACCTTTAGATTAATATGGATAAACCACAAAGAGCTGGTGAGTCGCAGTTTAATCACTTACACCATTTAGTAACTACTGAATTAATTGCAAGAGTACAAAGTGGTGAGGCAACAACTGCAGATCTTAAAGTAGCTGCTGATTGGTTATACAAAAACGACATTACAGGGGTTGCGTTTGATACGTCACCTCTTAGTAAGTTAGCTAGTATTATGCCACAAGTTGATTTTGACTCAGTACAAAGATCAGTAACAAAATAATGGCTCCTAAGAAAAAACCTTTTTCACAATTACGTAAAAGTGCAAAAGCATACCGACTTAGCCCAGAATCAAGGGCGAAAAAAAACGCAGCTCAACGCAAGCGAAACAAAACCACGGAAAACAAAAAATATAGAGCCGAACTTAACCGTGCCAGGAGGAAGGCTGGGCAATACGGTAAGGGGGGAAAGGATTTTTCACACACTAAATCTGGCAGAATAGTCAGAGAAAATCCTACAACTAACAGAGCAAGAAATCGTGGTAGAAAATGATACCAGTACTTCCAACTTATAAAGATTACAATTACAACTTAATAGTCATGACATCAACAGATGCTAAAAAACTCTGGAGAAAAGCTATTAAGGAGGCAAACAACTATGAATGTATTTATTGTGGAGAAAGACATCATGAATTTGATCTTACCATTGACCATGTACGCCCCAGATGTAATGGGGGTGGTCATATGTCTAACAACTGCGTTCCAGCGTGTCAAAGATGTAATCAATCGAAAGGAAGTAATAATTGGTTGACGTGGTTTCGTACTACGTTTCCACCTAACCCTTTTAGGGAACAACTAATAACAAATTGGATTAAATGAGTTTAGAAAAAGAGTTACATAAAGACTTTAGAATATTTCTAACAGCTGTATGGACTCACTTAAATTTACCAATACCAACCAGAGCACAGTTATGTATCGCTGAGTATTTACAACAAGGCCCAAAACGATTACAGATACAAGCGTTTCGTGGTGTAGGTAAATCTTGGATCACCGCTGCATTTGTGCTGTGGACTTTATTTAACGATCCAAACAAAAAAATTATGGTGGTGTCTGCATCTAAAGACAGAGCAGACTCCTTTTCTATATTTTGTCAAAGGTTAATTATGGAGGTGCCTTGGTTATCACACCTAAAACCTAAAAACGATGACCAAAGATGGTCACGTATATCGTTTGATGTGGGGCCAGCAGCTCCGCACCAAGCACCCTCAGTAAAGTCTGTGGGTATTACAGGACAGCTAACAGGATCTAGAGCTGACCTTATGGTATTAGACGATGTCGAAGTACCTAATAACAGTATGACGGAGCTACAACGTGAAAAACTCTTACAACTTGTTACTGAGTGTGAGTCTATTCTTACTCCTAAACGTGACTCTCGTATTATGTTTCTTGGAACTCCTCAAACGACTTTCACTGTTTACAATAAATTAAGAGAACGTAGTTATAGACCTTTTGTGTGGCCTGCTAGGTATCCTCGCAAGGTAGCCATGTATGATGGTTTACTTGCACCTCAACTAGCAGAGGATTTAGAAAACAAAAACGATCTTACGTGGGAACCTACAGATACACGTTTTAAAGAAGCTGATCTACTAGAAAGAGAAGCATCTATGGGTAGATCAAACTTTATGTTGCAGTTTATGCTAGATACTAGCTTATCTGACGCAGAAAAGTTCCCATTAAAGTTTGCAGATCTTATAGTAAATCCAGTAAATCCTACACATGCACCAGAAAACATAATATGGTGCTCAGACCCAGACAATGTTATTAAAGATTTACCTTGTGTGGGGCTCCCAGGGGATTATTACTACAAACCTATGCAGATACAAGGTAAGTGGCAAGAATATAGCGAAACTATTTGCAGTGTTGACCCATCTGGGCGTGGAGCTGACGAAACAGTAGCTTGTTTTTTATCACAACTAAACGGTATCATGTATTTGCATGAAATATACGCATCACAAGACGGTTATAGTGATGACACATTATTAGCAATACTTAAAAGATGCAGAAAATATGATGCGAGTACACTGCTCATCGAGAGCAACTTTGGCGATGGTATTGTATCAGAGCTATTTAAAAAACACTGTCAAACGACAAAAACAAACATAAATATAGAGGAAACAAGAGCAAATGTTCGCAAAGAAGACAGAATCATTGATAGTCTTGAGCCTGTGTTTAATCAGCATAGGTTGGTGGTTGACCCCAAAGTTATTGCATGGGATTATGAATCGAATACTGAGAGGGCAGCTGAAAATAGATACCAATATATGCTTGCCTACCAAATCTCAAGAATGTGCAGGGAAAAAGGTGCCGTTCGACATGACGACAGAATTGATGCCCTTGCCCAAGGAGTCAAATATTACACCGATGCCCTTGCCCTTTCAGCTGAACAGCAAATAAAAGACAGAAGACATGAGGAATGGTTAGATCATCTAGAAGCATGGATGGATGACCCAGAGTGTGAAGCAAATCATATTGCACTAGGAATGTCCTTAGACCAAAAAAGAGAGGCTAGAGGGGCTACTAGAAGCCACTCACACTCATGGATGTAGTCAACCCCACCATAACACACGGGGAAGTGGTGCTCCTCGTGGGTGGAAACAGCGGTCAGAGGGGTAGCTAGTCTATCCCTCACTCTACATCGTGGTAAGGTTCACGATATATTATGAAAAAATTACTCTTACTCTTACTAATACTTAGGGTAGCTGCTCCTATATCGTATATAACGTGGGTAGCTCTCAGGGATCAAAAAATTTGGCATAATTTTCCAAAGGCAATATACAGAGAGCGATAGCTGGCAGCCCCCCAAGCGGTTGGCTTGTGTTCGGTTTTCCGTACTTGCCACAATCGTGAGACAGTCCCCACAAGATTGTTTCAATATGTAACGAAGCACCACAGCGGGGATGGCGTACCAATACTTGAGTCTTATGAGACCAACACCATATATAGCAATGTTACAGAACCTTGCGAGGTCTTGACATAATCTCATGTGAGACTCATGGGATCTGTATTTGTTCAGTGTGGATAATTATATATAAGGATGACTAATGTAAATAGTAATTTATACTTATATAAATTTACATATTACAAGTATGTTAAGTAATTATAAAGTTTTATTGACCTTTCCTGATTTTCATGGTATCCTCTCACATTTTAAAATTTATAGCTAGAGTAGTACACATGTACTATCCACCATCATAGGCTTGCGCCTCACTTTGTCAAGTATTTTCTAAAATGTGTTGGTTTGCTGACTTTACCAGGTGTCACGTTGAAAAGCCTAAAAACCATGCTAATATATATACATGAAACAAATTTTTTATTCTATGACTTTCATTTATTCCTTATTATAAAAAGAGACCACAACAAATACAACAAGTTACGGGGGCTTATCCTTAGAAGATAAGTACAGCATCACTAAACTATATGCGTTACCTGTTAATGTGAACCGAACCATAGCACCGAATCAAGTAGGATAAGACTAGAGGCGAGACAGCATCAATACGGGGACTGTAATGAAGTAAGCGGTAGGGCTTACGTGAACGGTGGGGAGCGCAAACCGACAGCTCTGGGCTAGATAGCACTAAAGGCTAGCAATTAACAGTTAACACAAGGACTTGTAGTGCCTACCCACAATCATCACGTCCACAAATGTTAACAATCACACGCAATCATTAATTACCGCTGTAGGCTGTACTATGTCAGCCAACTGACCTTACAAGTGGGAACACTTCGTAATGTGTAATACTTGCCCACAGCTTTCATGCGGTGCTATAGTTAGATCTAGCTGGTGCAACTCCAGCTCACCGCTCACAAAACTATGACTTATTCCCAACTATCACACAATGCACGTGAGATCGTAGCCAAGTTCACGCTTGCTACATCCCAAGAAGTGCAGCTAGGTTGTGACTGGTATCCGTCAGCTCTCAAGATCTCCGCTCGCATTGGCGAGAAGTACGGTGTATCCGCTGAGGTTGTTGCGGGTGTCATCGCAGCTCTCTCACCTAACAACCGCTGGGAGCGTAACATCATTGACGCTGAAGCCATCATTAAATGCTGGCGATCTGGCGGTACTCGCACTGACATGACCAATGTCAAGGTGTGTACTTATGGCAAGATGAAACAGAAAGCCATTGACATACTACTCACACGTGTGCCCATCGTTGACATACTCAAAGGCAAAAAGCTTGTTGAGTTCTTCAACTGCATCACTAACCCAGCTCTCAATGACGTATGTATTGACGGACATGCGTACTCTGTATGGTTCGGTCAACGCCTTACCATGAAAGAAGTTCCAGCCATTGGCATCCGTTTGCGATCACAAATCAAGACTGATTATCGTGACGCTACATGCTTCATCAATGAGGAGCTAGGCGAGCACTACACGCCAGCATCAATCCAAGCCATCACATGGGTTACCCACAAACGTATCTATGACGTATAACCAGCTCACACTCATGCCATACCTTGACGGTGCGGTTATGATGTACAAAGGATGTACTAATGATCCAGCGGTTATGCTGGCACTCACATCCATACATGACAGACATTATCAGTTCGATTCACATGACACCACACGATTCTACTTCAACACCGAAACAGGATTATCCACGACGCAAACGCCCTACGCTTAAACAAACACAAGCTATGCAAAGCGAGCAGCGCATACCACCAGACGTTTGGCGAGCTATTCAATACCTTGAGTATCGTAACTTACGCCACAATCATCCGCACGTATGACTATTATTCCATGTACTAACGGTGTTGGCGAATGGGAGATTGCAGAAACCCATGAAACCTTTGACACCTACGAAGAGGCTCTAGCAGCATGCGAGTCTTAGACCTATTCAGTGGCATAGGTGGCTTTGCCTACGCAGGTCATCTCCTGGGAGGCTTTACTACGACTCAGTTTGTAGAGAACAACACCTATTGCCAGCAGGTTCTACGCAAGAACTTTCCACTTGTACCTATTCACGATGACATCAACACCTTTGACACATCATTCAGATTCGGTGAGTACGACCTCATCACAGCTGGCTTCCCATGCCAAGACTTATCCTCAGCAGGCAAGCAGGCTGGACTTCGAGAAGGCACACGCAGCAGCTTGTTCTACAGGGTCATGCAGATTGCTAGGCGTGTTCGACCTAAATTCATCCTCTTTGAAAACGTTGCAAATACAATCAGTCACGCCAAAGGGCAAACTTTCCAAGCTATTCTCCATGAAATTGCCAAAAGCGGGTTCAATGCTGAGTGGGGCATTGTATCAGCTGCAGACGTGGGAGCATGTCACCTCCGCAAACGCATCTGGATTATTGCCTACGCCAACGACTCAAGATACTATCGCACATCCAAATGCCAAGCTGACTCCGAACGGACGGAGACTGTCATCAAATGGTACGAGTCACTCCCTCAACATACAAGACAAGTTGACGCTATTACCGACACCCAGAGCCAGCGAGTGGAAGGGCATAGGAGTCAAAGGCAGCCCCAGCAGCTTACGTTGGGCAAAACAAGGTTACTTAACTGGAGTGATACAGGAATCAGACTCAGTTCCGACTGGCGTACCTACGCATCTCAACCCATGCTTCGTAGAGGAGATGATGGGTTATCCCGTAGGGTGGACAGACTTAAATGCCTAGGCAATACCATATGTCCGCAAACCGCAACAATTCCACTCAATCGTATCAAACAACTTGACGCTCTCCTCCAGCATAGCTAATATGTTGGATGAGGGTCTCACCCTCTTGTTCACTTACTTATGATCGTAATGCAACCACAAACACGCACCTCTACTGTTGTTGACAAGATTGATGTCAACCCCTTAACAGGTTACGCCAAGGTAGAGCTATTATCTGGTGCAGTCTATGAGTACCACAATGTATCTCGCAGAGCATGTGCCAACTTACTAGCACAACCTAACATGTCACTAGGTTTCTGGTTCAACAAGAACTGCAAAGCCAATGGTGTTACATGCAAACAACTTAAAGATGTCAACCTATCTACCAAATGGTCAGAGTTCAAAAAAACATACGCTAAATAATGAGAGTAGTTTTCGACAAGTCTGTAGCCCCCTCCATTTTGGAGGCAGGCTATAGCTACAACCCAGTATCAAACTCAAACACTGTTGAGGTAGAGCTCACAGATAACTTTGATATTGATGAATCACTTACAGGTGCAGGTCTATCACATTTACTTGATGAATATATCTACACCATATATGATGTCCACTAAACGTTGTAAAGAATGTGGAGAGTTCAGACATTACACTGACTTTCCATTATTCTCAACTGCTGGAGCTGGACGTAAGAACACATGCAAAGTATGTTCTAAACAACAGGCTACAGTTAGACGCAGGTTACGCAGGCAAAACCCGCCACCATCATCGCCTGGAAATTGCCCATCATGCGGTAGGCATACCACTAAATGGGTTCTAGATCACTGCCACGACACCGACAAGTTCAGAGGTTACATTTGTGACTCATGCAATGTAGCCTTTGGTAAATTTGCAGATGATCCAATAATTATGCACCGTTCACTTACATGGTTACAAACACATGGCACCAAACAAAACTGGTTTAAAGGTAGTAGAGACAGAGGACTCCGCTAAACAAGACTTCATCAAGACGTTTGACTGTTGCGATGACCCACTTGTATACACAATACAAAGGTATTCATACTATGATATGGATGGTACAATATGTGGAGTCTTTGACAGTCCAGAGACAGTCCAGGCAAGACTGACTAAACTTATGGATAGCCCTAGAGATGGGGAAAAGTTCATTATTGAAACACATCAACTACGTTCACACACAATGGAGACTGAATGAGCACACCACATGCACAAGAACGCCTCGAAGCTATCCTCGAAGAAGTTAAAGAGGCATTTCCCTTTTATTCTGAAGAAAAGCAATGTGCTATAGCTAGAGCACGTTTTGAGGGGGAACTTATTTGAAACCAGACTATCCAGAATGGACATATCCTACATTTGGTATATTACTAGCTTGTGCCATTCTGTTCATATCATCCATCGCTGTGTTAGATGGTAAAAACAAACCAGCCCGACCTTTAGATAGAGTAACCCCAGACAGAACATGAAGAAAGTTTATCCAAACCGTATACGTGAGCTAAACAAATGGAAAGCCACCGACAAGCTAACTCCAGTTGGTATTGACGATGGCTTATACGCAGCAGATAACTGGCGTTTACCGCTCGGTTACATGTGTGTAATACGAGCCGAGCTCCCCAATGGTAAAGTAAAAGAGCGTTCGTATCGTTTACAAAAGGCTGCTAATAAATTTATGTTAGACCTCATTGCAAATGGTGCGGACTTTCACCTCATGACTCACGAATTTGTAAAATCAACCGCTTGGCATTATGACGATTAACCCACATGATCTATCAGAACTATTGTACAACCTAGGTTATTATGTTGATGATGAGACAGGAGAAGTCATGGTTGAAATACGACCAGACGGAACCACTACTTATGACAAATACCTTGTTGCAATGGTCACCACTGGTAGATTAATTACAAAACGAGATGAAAATTGGCAGTTAAAAATATACTTGCCAAACTGGAAATGTTTTGACAGTATGGAGGAGTACTGTAAAGTATTTCCAAATGAACAACAGTGTAAAGACTATGACGTATAGATTAACCCAACATCAAATTGACCACCTCGATGACTACGAATACTCCCTCTTCCTCGCCTATGGTGACTCATTCAAACCTACACCGACAGTTCCTCCTGGAACAAGAAGCCATCAGCTGCGGGAGGCAGAGGCTACACGAATCCTTGAACAAGCTGGAGGAAAAATCCTATGCCTCGGCAAGCGTGTACGGAGTCGCATCAATAAGAGAGGCGTTGCCCTATTTAATGGAGCATATCGAAATCACCTTCGGCAAACTAAAAAACGGACAAGCAGGTAAGTTTTATAAGCCTATTGCTGAACACATTAATGAGTTAGAACCTCTGGCTATTGCAACAATACTACTAAAAATAGTATTTGATAAAGTCTTTACGTTTGATCGTAATGCAGACCTTATCGTGCCAATGATGACAGCTATAGGAGGTGCATTAGAATCTGAGTGTAAGTTTCGTTGGTACAAACGTGAACATCCAAACATCATGAGTTATATAGAGCGTGTCTATTTTCATGAAGTTACAGGAACACAACAGAAACTAAAGATCACAAGTGAAAAGTTTGGTGAACGTGGTATACGTTGGTCAGCATGGTCAACCAAAACCAAGGTAGCACTAGGTAGATGGGGGTTAACAGCTGTTATGGAATCTACTGGTTGGTTTACAGTAGACAAACGTAAGTCAAGGCGTAAGAAGTATGAGTACCGTGTCGTTGCCACTGATGCG